TCGTGGTATACCTTACGTAATTGAGCCATACGCTCTTTTACTCGGTCTGAGTAATCGGTTAAATCATCCTTCTCTAGTTCTTCTACTATTTCTTTAGGAAGGGGCTTACGGTCACGGTCTTGTGGTGGAGTATCGTCAACAACATCAACTTCAATGGTGTCGCCTTCTACTTCAATGTTTACATCTGCTTCTTTACCTACGATATTAACTTCCTTTTCATCAGGAAATTCAAACTCATCTTCAAACTCTGGTTGTGCAGCCATATGTTTCTCCTATGCGCGAGTATAACCGCGTGGGTCTGCTACTACACCCTCGACAGTATCATCGTTGATTATGCGGAATTCTCTTCCGTGGATTTTAAAGCGAGTACCTGCGTATGCGCGGGTAAGGACAAAATCACCTTCTTTACACCATGCACCTGTAGGAAACTTCGCTTCTTCTTTGTAGCAAAGGTCGCCCATTTTAAGAACGAACAATACTACGGTGCCATTCTCTTCAATACGTTTAGTATCTGATGCTTTAGCAAGGCCACTCTCGTAGGTGTCACTAGCGTCAGGTACTGCACATAAGATTCGATAGCCTTTTGGTTCTGGTAGTTGTGAGGCTTTTTCGGCATCACCAAACTCTTTTGCATCTGCTACCATTTCCGATAGGTCAATTGCTTGACCTAGGTTGACGTTAGTCATCAAAATTCTCCATGTTTTTTGCGAGGTCTGAGATTAAAGACTGTGCGGTAAGTAGACCTCGAACCATACCGACAGAGTGTTGATAGGCACCGAAATCCTTGGCTGCACCATCGCCAAGGGATTCGATAATTGATTTGCGCCGTTCTTCGATTTGTGACATCAAATGCTCTAGCGTTTCATTCATTGTTATTCCTTATTCTTTCGGTTGTTGTGTTGTTGCATTGCTTGGAAGCCCATATCAATGCCTTTGGCTTGCTGGTCTGCTTCTAGTTTTTTGTTTTTAAACGCATAGTCTGCGCCTAGTTTAGCGCCCACAATGGTCTGATCTTTCTCAGATTTCATTGCTTCCGTTTGCTGTTTAGCTTCTAGGTTCATCTGTGCAATGCGTTCTGCTGAGGCAATACGTTCACGTTCAATTGCTAATCGCTCTTTATCGTTTTCATCCTCTGCTTGCATTTTCATGCCTTTAGCTTGGATTTCTTGCTCTTTAAGCTCTAGCTCTTTTTGTTGCATTTGAACTACAGGGTCTTGAGCTTGCTGCTCAGCTTGTTTCTGCTGTGCCTCATCTTGGTGTTGTTGTAATAACTGTTGCGCCGCCTTAGCTATCAACGGAGATAGTTGAGCTTCAGTTTCTTTTGGTAACTGCTCATCTGGGTCTGGAAGCGATACGCCTAGCTGTTCTTCCATTTTTTGACGGTAAGCAAACGCAATGTGCTCGTTAATATGCGCCATCATTGCTGCTTGGATAGCTTGAGCTTTCGGGTTTTGGCCCATCAACTCCATAATTTGAGGGTCTTGTATTGCAGATTGGTGTACCGTTAAGTGTGCTTCGTGGTCTTGGTATAAGAACGCTTTAACCGGTTTGCCATTGATAACGTTCATGTTCTCAGTAACTGGGTCTTTAGGTTTCTCTTCCTCAGCTGCTGGGATTAACTTACCAATATTCTTAACACCCAATACTTCAAGCATCTGTTTGTTTAATTCAACCAAGTCGTAGATGTCTGGGTTCTGCTGTGCCATCTGCATAACTGCTTGATACTGAACCACTTTTTGAGACATGGTTGCAGCATTAGGATCAGATACGGGGATAACTTCAACACAGTCGTAGTCAGATTGTTTAGCACGTGCGCTGCCTTCTACTGGCTCATAGCTATACTCTTCTGGCGTATAGTCACGGATTATGCCGGCAATTAGCTTGAACTCTTGCTTCATGGCGTAGTGAACACGGGCTTGTACAGCTGACATCACTTTCAATGTACGCTCTAATATAGCTAGTGTTGTACCCACTGGGCTGTTAGCTGACATGTCAGAGACCTGCATATCTGCTGCGTTAGCAAAGCCTTTAGCCTCTTCAATGATACCGTTCATCAAGCTTTGTAGGACTTGTGATGGTTCTTTGTATGGCAACGGCATGATGTTGTCACGTATGGCACCTGATGGTACGTCTACATCACGGAACTCAGCTGGAGCGATTGGTGTATCGTCGCCCTTGATACGTAGGCCACGTGTTTTGAAGCCGCCTGGTAGGTTAGATAGCGTACCTGCATCCACCAACTGACGTAGCAACATAGTACCTGATTTAGCAGCTGCACCGATTAAGTGAATCAAACCAAATGCATAGAAGCCGAAGCCTGGGATGTAGCTGTAGTGTACGAAGTGGTTACGTTTTTGTTTAGTCTTGTCGTCTGGGTTCCAGTTACGACGGATAGCCAGTATCTCACCGGTACCGCGCTCTAATGTTACAACGTATGGTAATGCAATGCCTGTAGGCTCGCCGTCTTCTTCATCTTCAAAGCCAGGCAAATCAATGTCAACGTGCATCTCCAACAACTTGTAGCGGTCGTCCATTGTCGCGTTGAAACCCATCTTCTCGGCAATCTTTTTCTCCACTTCTTCAATGTCGTGGGATGGTTCGCCTAACTCGATGTCACGGTAGAACCCAGCTACTTGTAGCTTGCGTAGCTCATTCTCGGTCTTGCGCATAACGTGCGTTACACGTGTGGCTGTTTGTAATGATGACGCGCCGTATGGTACAACGATGTCTTCTGCTGGGACGAATAGCGATACTTGACGCTCTAGACTTGGATCGTAGTACACCTTTTTAAATGCGTTACCGCTTAATCCTAGGCCCCACAGCATGCGTTCGTGCTCAGGGCGATACTCTGGCATAGCCTCAGTTAATTGGTAGTTCATATCGTCGCGTACGCGCTCTGACGCTTCTTCTTTCTCAAGCGTTTGCTTACCAATAATCTGTGTTTTAACTGGACCCGCTGCTGGGAACGTCTCCATCATAGTGTCAGCTTGGAATTTAACTAACGCCTCTGACAGCACTGGATGATACACGCTACACGCACCAGGCCACGGCTCTGTACGGTCTTCAATCTTCATACCTAATAGCTCAATGCCATCAACGTATGTGTTTAACCAGTCTTTGCGTGAGTCGATGTCGGACTCATAGTCACCAAGTAAGTCGCCAGATAATTGCGCTAACTCACCATCATCCATATAATCCGCTAAGTTGGCATCGAAGTCATCTGCCGTTTCTGGTTCCGGTTCAATCTCAATAGTCATCCCACCAGCAGTAATCTCTACGCTTTCTGGATCCTCAATCTCAATTTCTAAATCCGGTTCCTGCATGCCATCTGCTAAACCTTCTATTCCCTGTGGGGCTGAGTACAGCCCTTTGTCTATATCGCCTGCCATAATTTATCCTTTATATTGCGTAAAACGCCTTTTTGTTAAACCGTCTATATGAATCATACTCATCCCGCTCGTCCGATGGCAAGGTTATAAAACCGCCTTTTCTAAAGCGAATCAATGCTTGCGTGGTACTATCCACGTAGTCGTCATGCGTCCCCACCGGGAACTCCGAACATTCTTGTACTACTTCCTGTGCCCAACGCCTATCCGTTGGTGCCCACACCATGCCTGATGCAAACAAATCTGCGACAGAGTTCGCACGTGAAATCTTGTCGTTTCCCCTAGATGGTGTAAATTCTTGTACGGGTATCCCCATAGCACGGAATTCTTGGTACAAAGCCGCGCCAGACGATTTCTTTTCAACAATAAACGTATCTGGTTCGCAATCATTATACTCTTTTATCATCGCGCGTTTAAGTTCTGGGAACTCCATACGCTCTTTCCACGCATTTAGCAAGATGATATTGTTCTGATTGGTCTCTTCATTAAAGAAAACACCCCATAATGTCACCGCATTATAGTCGGCTCGGTTATGTGACTCTTGTGCAGCATCCAAAGACAGTATCGTGTAGTCGCAGCTTGGCGGGTCTTCCTTGTCCCAAAACTTCCACCACTCCCTTTTTATAATCTGAGCGCCTTCGGCCGTTGGATTCTGCAAGTATTGACTCGACCAGTACCGGGTATCCATGCCGGCACGCTTCTTTTTTAACTCTTCTAGTGGCCAGAACTCAGGCCACAATGACCGCTCATCCTCAGTACCTTCGTCTAAAATCGCTGGAAATTCAACGACTTCCCACTGATCTGCGTCCGGGTTCTTTATCATGTGGTTAACAAGTTGCCCTGTTAAGTCCATCATTGACCAGCGCGTCATCACTACAATAATCACACCGTCCGGCATCAACCGTTGTAAGGGACCTGACTGGAACCACTCCCAAGCCGATAAGAACACATGCGGATTACCGGTTTTAGCCTCTTGCTCTGAGTGCGGGTCATCAATTACGAATACATCAGCACCCCGACCGGCTAACGCACCGCCCACACCAGCTGCATAATACTGCCCACCGTCGTTCGTGCTCCACTGCCCGGCTGCTTTTGCATCCTGATTAAGCGTTACACCTGGGAAAACAGCCCTGTAATCGTCGCTATTAACCAAATCACGCACCCGCCTACCAAAGTTAGTAGACAAATCAGCGGTATGCGTCGCCATAATAATCTTTTTATCTGGGTGATGTCCCAAAAACCAAGCAGGGAACAGATAAGAGACAAGCTCAGACTTACCCATACGAGGAGCAATGTTAACAATAATGCGTTTTTTATCACCATCGATGGCGTCTTCCAATAATTTAGCTAGTCGCTTGTGGTGCGCCCCGACTTTATAGCCTGGATAGACCGCATTTACAAAATCTAAGAGCCCACCTTGCGCAGCATCGCGTTTTGTTCGGTTGTCAAGCTCATCTAGCAGCATTAGCGTCTCTACCCTGTCACGTTCTGGTAGTTTTTTGACGTTACTTAATATTAATTCCCGCTCATGAGGCGGTGCTGCCTTCAGCTTATCAAATAATTCCGCTAACATTTATACAATTATGTGCCGTAAGGTGGCTTTTGTAATTTTTGGGGTGCTCGGCAAGGGGGTTACGCCAGGATTTTGCGTTTCAAACTTAATTTCCTTGACTTTTTCGTGGGGTACGACCTCATCTTGCACCAATTCACCCTCAATTATCAAATTAAGCTTAGCCCGCAGCCTATTTTCTAGGTCTTCAACGGAACTTTGCCTGTATGTAATCTCTTGCTTGTCCACAAACATCCCGACGTCGGCAATTTTGCCTAATAA